TAAGAAAGCAGAGACTGACTATGTATCGGACTTCGAAGGATATCTATCCTTTTGTGCACAGCTACTCACAGGAGACAGGGTTGATAACATTCCGGGCTTGGACGGTATTGGCCCTGTTAAGGCGGGAAAAGCTTTGGCTAAAGCGAAGACGAAAGAAGAGTTACTTCAAGCAGTCTGGAAAGCATATCAGGAGAAGGAACATGGAATTGAATATCTTACTGAACAAGGGCAACTGCTCTGGCTTAGGAGGTATGAAGGAGAACTGTGGCAACCAGACGTAAATATACTGCAAACGCAGCGCAGCGAGTAAAAGGCCTGACGGCCAAACAAGCAGCAATGAAGCATGGCTACCGCAGTGGCTTGGAAGAGCGCATTGCGGAGCAGTTGGACAAGTTAGGTGTTGACTATACGTATGAGGAGGTTAAGCTTAAATACATCAAGCCAGCCTCTCAGCATATCTATACACCTGACTTTGTGCTTTCTAACGGGATCATCATCGAGACTAAAGGTAGATTCTTACCTGCGGATCGTCAGAAGCATATCCTAGTTAAGAAACACAATCCAACACTTGATATACGATTTGTCTTTAGTAACTCTAAAGCAAAGATATCTAAAGCAAGCCGCACTACATATGCTATGTGGTGTGAAAAGAATGGTTTTAAGTATGCGGACAAGACAATTCCGCAAGAATGGATTGATGAATGAATATCTTAAAGATGCTGGAAAGCGAAGCAGTGAGGGACGCATGGAATGAAGTCATGGAAGCATTGGTGGTCGAACGCCTTAAAGAAGACTATCTCTTGTGTCTTGATTGGGCTGACATCGAGACTGCTAGTTCTATCCTTGTGGTTCTGCGTTATTTCATGGTTTATGACGATTTTAGTAGTTTCTTGAAGGAGGTGCAGGATGCAGGTTATGCTACTTCGTGAGAATGAAGATGGTAGCGCAGACTATGCTTTTGACTTGACTGCTGAAGAGAAAGAAATGCTGATCAAGTATGGTATCATGGAGGCTATCAAAGCCGCTATGAAGGATGGGGAAAACCTGACTGTTGAAGGGAAAGAAATTGAAGGTTAATCTGGTTTGGGCAACTCCTGATATTGAAGAGAAGGTGGCCTACTGTGCCCGTGTGAGCAACCCAAGCAACCAGCACAACAATGATACTGCTGGTAAGCTTCTGAAGTATCTGGTGAAACACAAGCACTTTAGCCCTTTCGAAATGGTTAATGTCTGCATGGAGATTGAAACTACTCGGGATATTGCCCGTCAGATTCTTCGCCATCGTAGTTTTAGCTTTCAGGAGTTCTCTCAGCGTTATGCAGTAGTCAACGAATTTGATTACCGTGAATGCCGACTACAAGATGAAAAGAACCGACAGAACAGCCTGACAACAGATGATACCGATCTTCAGTTCTGGTGGGAATCTGCACAGGCCCGAGTGATGGAAGAAGCTCAGTTCATGTATCAAGCGGCTTTGAATCGTGGTGTTGCTAAGGAGCAAGCCCGAGCATTGTTGCCTGAGGGCATGGCTATGAGTAGGATGTATATGAACGGAACACTTCGGTCATGGATGCACTACATTGAAGTGCGCACTGATCCTAGTACTCAAAAGGAGCATAGGGATGTGGCAGAAGCTTGTAAATCTGTGTTGTCTATTCTGTGTCCAAACGTGATTAGCATGATTTCATGCGTAGGGGATGATGAATGAATCTAAATGAATATCAAGAGAAAGCATTTGAGTTTGCTCTCCCGTCTGCCAAGGTTATTCCTTACATGGTCATGGGCATGGCTGGAGAGATTGGCGAGCTTCAAAGTTGGTATGCCAAGACAGTTCGTGATGGTTATGGAAGTCGAGACTTTGAAGATGTCAAGAAAGAACTTGGGGACATCCTTTGGTTCATTGCTGGTCTGTGTTCTCTGTATGGATTGAAGCTGTCTGACATTGCCCAGAAGAACTTGGATAAGCTTGATTCTCGTGTGAAACGTGGTACAATTAACGGAGATGGAGATAACCGATGAGAATTCTGGTCATTCCAGATTGTCAGGTCAAGGAGGGTGTTCCTACGGAGCATCTTTCTTGGGCTGGTGAAGCCATCTGTGAGTACCGTCCTGATGTGGTGGTTAACTTAGGGGACTTTGCTGATATGCCAAGCCTCAGTAGCCATGATATCAAGGGTTCTAAGTACTTTGAGGGTTTGCGCTACAAGAAGGATGTAGAGGTGGCTAAGGAGGCTATGCAAGTCCTCCTGAAGCCTCTGCGTGGCCTTCAGAGCAGGCAGAAGAAGAACAAAGAGAAAGTCTACAAGCCTCGTATGGTTCTGACGTTGGGGAATCACGAGAATCGAATTGATCGTGCAGTGAACAATAACCCTACACTTGAGGGTTTGATCTCGACAAAGGATTTAGGCTATGAAAAAGATTGGGAAGTATTTCCTTTTCTCCATCCCTGCTTTATTGCTGGTGTGGGCTTTAATCACTACTGGCCTGTGGGCGCTATGGGGCGACCTGCTGGTAGTGCTGCTGCTATCATTAATAAGCTTCACATGTCTTGTGTTGCTGGACACCAACAAGGTAAACAGATCGCTTATGGAAAACGTGCTGATGGTAAGCCTATTTGTGCTATCATCGCTGGTAGTTTCTATCTGCATGACGAATCTTACATGGATCAGTTGTCTAACCGTCACTGGAGGGGCTTGCTGGTAATGAATGAAGTTAATGACGGGCACTTCGATGAAATGTTTCTGAGCATTGAGTATTTAGAGAGGAAATATGGAAGTAAACAAGTGTAATTCTTGCTTTTATGGTAAAGTAGACTCTTCTGTGAGTCCTTGTTCGGCCTGTGAAGGGTACAACATGTATACGAAGTATGATATCTATGCTCCAGATACTATGAAGATCAGTACTTGGGATGATGCTTGGGATGATAATGATGAATTCATTGAGCTTTCAGATGCTGTGAGTTCTCCTAAGCATTACACCACAGGGAAGTACGAGGTCATCGATGTCATCGAAGATTGGGACTTGAACTTCCGATTGGCAAATACGATTAAGTATATTGCCCGTCATAAACACAAGGGGAAACCTCTGGAGGACTTGAAGAAAGCCCTTTGGTATTTAGAGAGGGAGATTGACAAATGGAACTCACTCTCGAAGAGTTAAAAGAAAGACTTGCAGGCTTAGACGAGATCACATTGATGGAGGTTCTTGATATCCACAGCGATGAACTCGTTGAAGCCTTTGAGGATCGAATTGAAGACAACATTAATAAATTGAAGAGGATGCTAGATGAAGTTTAAGGGTTTGTATGCCACACGCTGATCCTGAAGTAAAAAAACAATACTTTAGAGATTACTACAAGAAACGTAAAGCCGATCTAGATTCTTATAAAAAAGACTGGATAAGTAAGAATCCGGATAAACCTTCTGAGTATTCTAAGAAGTATAATGATAAGACGCAAGAACAGCGTCAAAGAGCACGGCGAAAATATCTTTATGGGTTGACGCACGAGCACTTTGAAAAGATGCTTAAAAAGCAAGACAATAAATGTGCATTATGCGATAAAAGTTTTGATGAAGCCAAAGTATTTGTAGACCATTGCCATTCTACAGGCGATGTTCGAGGACTCCTTTGTCCTTCCTGCAACACTGCTCTTGGCCTTATAAAAGATGATTTGGGATGGCTGGTTAAAGCAAAGAAATATTTGACGGAGAAATGATGACTGAAATTGAACAATATGAAACACCCTTTAGTTCTGTGGGCTATATTACGTATAAGCGTACGTATGCTCGACGTTTGACCGAAAATGATCCTAATAGTGCAACAGAAGAATTTGAAGACACTGTTAACCGTGTCGTAAATGCCTCTAATACTCAGCTTGGGGTGGGGTTCACCGATAAAGAACAACAACGACTTAAAAAGTATTTGATGGAGTTGAAAGGCACTGTTGCGGGCCGTTTCTTGTGGCAGCTCGGTACAGACACTGTTGGTCGTCTCGGTGGAGCCAGCCTTCAGAACTGCGCGTTTAAGGTCGTGGACGGGCCTGTAGAGCCCTTTACATGGGCGATGGACTTGCTAATGCTTGGCTCTGGTGTTGGATATAACATTCAAAAGGCAAATGTTGAGAAACTTCCTCCAGTTAATTTGGATTTTAAGTGTCCTATTCGTTCTGATGTTCCCGATGCTGATTTTATTGTGCCTGATAGCCGTGAAGGATGGGTTGCCCTTCTTGGTAAAACACTTAAAGCTGCTTTCTTGGCTCACAAGTCTGGTAAGCAAACTTTCACATATTCGACGCAGCTAATCCGATCTAAAGGAGCACCTATTCGCGGGTTTGGCGGTACTGCCAGCGGCCCTGAGGATCTTGTGTGGGGTATTGGTAAGATTGGTGAAATTCTAGAGAAACGCGCCGGTCGTAAGCTTCGTCCTGTGGATTGTTTGGACATTATGAACATCATTGGGGCTATTGTTGTGGCCGGTAATGTTCGTCGTAGTGCTCAGATTGCTATTGGTGATCCGGATGACGTAGAATATTTGCTGGCTAAACGCTGGGACTTGGGTAACATTCCTAGCTGGAGAGCCATGTCTAACAACAGTGTTGTCTGTCATGATATTGGAGATTTGCATGAGTTCTTCTGGGATGGATACGAAGGAAAAGGAGAACCTTATGGTCTGATTAACCTCAAACTGTCTCGTAAAATTGGACGGCTTGGTGAAACCGAATATCCTGATCCGGATGTGCAAGGATACAACCCTTGCGCAGAGCAGAGCTTGGCAGACGGTGAGACTTGCTGTCTTGCAGAAATTTACCTTCCAAACATTACTTCTAAAGAGGAAATGCTAGATGTTGCAAAGCTTCTCTATCGTGTCAACAAGCATTCGCTTGCTCTTCCGTTCCATCTTAAGATCACTGAAGAGATCGTACATAAAAATATGCGTATGGGTATTGGTGTCACGGGCGTCCTCCAAGCTACGGAAGAACAGAAAAGCTGGCTAAGTGAGGTATACAAGGAACTGCGAAAGTTTGATAAACAGTATTCTGCTGAGAAAGGACTCCCTACATCAGTAAAGATTACAACAGTCAAGCCTTCTGGTACTTTGTCGTTGCTTCCGGGCGTGACTCCGGGGTGTCATCCTGCTTATGCTCGTTACATGATTCGA